CGTTCATTGTGCTAAGATCCATCATTATGCCGCCTCCTCAAGTTTTTTGTTAAAACAATCTTCATAAGCTTGAACAAACTTATCTCTTTTTAATCTTGAAGATTTATTTCCTGATTTATTTCCTCCATCAATCCAATTCAGATGCTTTCCTGTGGTTGGACCCCAACAATTTTCACTCACATAAAATTTACCTTTATGGGTAAAAGCAACAAGAGTTTCATAAGAAAAGAAAAAATTGTTTCCATGAATGTCTTTAAAAGCTAAACTGTGAGCTCCATAATTACTATTAGAATAATTACCATAATTCCAAAAAGTAACTTTTATCATATCTACCTCCGTTCATGTGACCTGTGCTTGAACCTACACAGGCCACAACTGTTTGTTTGTGTTTGTTTGGATCTCTTAGATCCGGAGGTGCCAATTCTCGAGATTAGAATTCATAACCAAGTTCAGTATATCGAACTCAATTGTTCTAATGGTACTTTGACACCACCGCATCCAAGTTGAGCGGTGCCGACGGCATGCCAGTGACACCGCTCAATTGTGTTTCAATGTCGATTTGAAACAATATGACTGAAGCCACTTTTGTGTTTTTCTTGCAAAGCTTAGTCATGACTATGTTATAATATAGGATAGTTTTATATGCAAGATTTATTTTAAAAAAAGATTGTAATAAAAACAAATACTTATATATAATCTTATATGGCAAGAGATAAGTTTTATTCAGTCACTGAAACACCTTATTCAAAATGGCATCGCGCACAACATGATGGCGTTGCTTATCAAGACATTGACAAAGTTTGTATTTGTCCGGCTTGCGCTGAACCATTGTTTATTGCTGATACCATTTATAATCTGAACGGTGCATGCAAGCCAAAACCTGATTGGATGAATAGAGCATACAGTCATATCGCAAAGATGTGCGGTATTCCTTTTTTTGTGGTTTGGTATTCAGTGAATGAAAAAAAAGATCGCGAAGTATATCAAATAGATGTCAAGCAAGTCTATCCAAAAAATACAACTATTAAAAGTATGGCGCCGGACCAATGGTTGCAATATATAGAGTACAAAGTGAAACAGCATATTCCTGAATGTTCTAAAAAAGATTACTTTTTAAAAAGAGTAACCGCAGACACGCCAGGCAATAAAAATTTTAAACGCAGAGGCGATTATGTCAAGATTTTATCTCACAGATCCTAAAGTTTTTAATTTAGATTTAGATGATAAAAGTTTCAGAGTTTACGCGCATTGTTGTAGTTCATTTAATATTAAAAAGTTTGAGACTTTTATAAGATTGGTTAACATTGCAAACGATTTAAAAATATCGATGGACCAGGTAAAATCATGTATTAAAAATTTAACGTATCACAAGATTGATGGTCTTCCACTTTTAACAGCAGAGCACAACGGCAAGTGGGTTGAGTATGATATGCCAAGCCATAAGTTTTTTTTAGAGCAAGTTGGATTTACAAGAATGTCATCTAATGCCGGTTACAACAGAGTTAAAAAGATGTTTAGAGATATTGAATACAAAAATAATTATAAATATTCAGATAAGGATCAATACCAACTTGAAGAGCTCTTAATGGATATGGACCAAAAAGAGTTCGAAACATACAAAGACAAAGATTTTAAATATCCTTGGGTTTTTAACCGTGTCAAACAATCTCGAACAACAAATTAAAAAAGAGCTCTGGAATGAGCTACAGATCAAAATGATTTTAGAGGATGCATTTAGATGTGAACGTTTCCTTGCTAAGCCAAATAACAATCGTTGTCCGTCGATGTGGGATATACTTGAAACGACTTATAACAAAGATGAACACGGTTATTATAGAAAAAATATGAAACTTAGAGCCAGTCCAAAACAAATAAAAAGATATGATTTTGCCATTGATTTACTACTTGAGATTGATACAACTATTGCAGATAATCCAGTCCAGGCCAGACAAATGTTATGGATGAGAGCCGGAAAACTATCATTTACAAAGATTGCAAAGTATTTTGGATATCACAGACACACGATAAAATTGAAATATGATATTATACTGGACCGATTAGCCAAGCGTATAAATAATAAATATAATTTTGACAAACTCGACGATATTTTGTACAGAATTTGATATACTTCAGATAATAATAAATAAATCAATAAAATCAGTAATATAATAGTATATAATATAGACAGATTAGCAAACGGCTGTATAATAAAAAGCGTAGGCTAGCGTCCTTAACGGTCTTGTCCGTTATGATGAGAGCCGAAACTGACTTATCCGTTTATATATTTAAATGGTAACGCAATGGACCAGGAAAGAAATCTTATAACGAATGTTTGAAGATGTAGAGTTTCCAGTCAAAAACTGGAAACGAAAAGAACGACTACAATGCCAGACATTGACCAAGCAAGGTAAGAGACCTTGCAGAGCTCCAGGAATTAGAACAAAGAAAGGCACAGTGCGTTGTCGTATTCATGGAGGTTGGAGCACTGGGCCGAAGACTGAAGCTGGAAAGAAACGAGCTTTACAGAATTTAAAACAGTATGACAAAAGTAATTCAAAAGAAAGACTTGATAATCGAGAAACTACAGAACGGCAAGCCACTCACTCAGATTTGCCGAGATAAAGATTATCCAAGTATTAGCCAAGTCTATCAAGAGATCAGAACAAACAAAGACTTTGCAAACGAGATTAGCCAAGCTCGTAAGGTTGGAGCTCAAACGTATTTAGATGCAATGATTGAAGAGCTTGAAAACGCTAACAACAAAAACATTTACATTATCAAAGAGAAACTTCATCATTATCGTTGGATGGCTTCAAAGTTATTGCCTGGTATTTACGGAGACAAGCAAGAGATTAAACAAGATACAAAGATTGAAATAACCTGGAACACACCGGAAGAGATTAAAACGGTTGAGGCTGAATAGCTTGAATTGTTGGGTAGTATTTAAATGACGTACATGCCTCGCGCGTGTCATGAGGTCCGGAAATTTTTAAAAGCTTTATTAACTACTTCCGATAATTGATCGTTATCAGACACATCGCTATATATACAAAAGTTTTTTTACGTTTTTGTAGCGTAGCCACACCACAAAAAGCTGGCGCCGTAACGTATCGTATAAATTACCGGTCAAACACACACAAATAAACAAATGAAACTAAAAGATAAATTCAAAAACCTTAGTGCCTTTACCTTTCAAACGGATGCCGGCGAACTAATGGTATGTTTTAATGGCTTTGAAGACATGGAAGATATGATAGAGTTTAAGTCTTACATCTTTGCTAAGCTTAACGTTGACTATTATGATATGGATAAGCAAAATCCATCAATACATTAATGAAGATTACAATACCATATACACCAAGACAGCAACAGGCGTTTATACATAATAGCCTGGCAAACTATAGATATGCAGTTCTTTGTTGTCATAGAAGGTTTGGCAAATCAGTATTAACAATTAACCACTTGATTAAGTGTGCTTTGACAAATAAAAGCCACAATCCAAGATATGCTTACATTGCTCCGACCTACTCTCAAGCCAAGAAGATAGCCTGGGACTATTTAAAGTATTACACAGAAAAGATACCTGGCACTAAATGGAATGAAAGTGAGTTACGTTGTGATCTTCCAAATGGTTCAAGAATTACGTTACTATCATCTGAAAATCCAGATAGCATCAGAGGTATTTATTTAGATGGATGTATTATAGATGAGGCTGCGCAAGTAAACTCAGCTCTAATAGATGAGGTGATTACACCAGCTTTATCTGACAGAAAAGGTTTTATGATCCTGGTTGGAACACCAAAAGGAATGAATAATCTTTTCTATGATTATTATCAAAAAGCGCAAGGCAATGAGAAATGGTTTCTTTATAGAGCTAAAGCATCTGAAACGAAACTAATAGATCAGGAAGAGCTCAAATCGGCTTTGGCCGTTATGGGCCAACAGAAATATAACCAAGAGTTTGAGTGCAGCTTTGTAGGTAATATTCAAGGCTCAATATATGGCGATTTATTGAATGCGATGGAAGATAAAAGATCTTTAACTAGAGTTCCAATTGATCCATCATATCCAGTAAATACAGCCTGGGATTTAGGTTATAACGATGCGACGAGTATTATATTCTTTCAACAAATCGGACATAATATTCATATCGTTGATTACTATGAAAACCATAATAAACCATTTCCTTTCTATGCTCAGCTTCTAAAGGAAAAAGATTATGTGTACGCGGATCATTATGCGCCACATGATATAGAAGTTACAGAATTTACGTCTGGCAAATCGAGACGTGAGGTAGCTTATCAAATGGGGATTAAATTTAGAGTGGCGCCAAAACTGCCGCTTGAAGATGGTATTCATGCTACAAAGATGTTATTACCTAGATGTTTGATAGACGTTGATAATTGCACAAAATTAATAAATGCGTTAAGACACTATCATAGGAAATATTCCGATAAGGAAAGAACTTATAAAATTAAACCAGTGCACGATTGGAGCTCACATGCTTGTGATAGTCTTCGTACACTTGCTACTGGACTTAATGATAAAAAGTTTATACAAAACAATAGACAAACACAAACAGATTTAAATTATAACGTGTTATAGGAGAAAAAAAAATGGGATCAATATTTAAGCCGCCTTCACCACCGCCGGTTCCTGTATATCAACCGCCGGTTCCTGAGCCAGAAGTTCCTAAAGCTGACGATGAAGCTGAAAAAGCTAGAGAAGCAGCGGCAGCAGAAGAAGCAAGACAAAGAGAGCTAAAACGTAAAGGTAGAAAATCAACTATTCTTACTGGATATGGCGGACTTAATGAAGAGGCAGAAACAACTAAAAAAACATTATTAGGAGGTTAATATGGGCGGTTCACCAATACCAAAACCATTAAGAAGAAGTAAACCTAAAGGTCCTTCGCAAGCTGAGCTTAATAGAAGAGCAGAAGAAGCTCGAAAAAAAGCAGAGGCTGAAGCAAAAGCAAAAGCAGAAGCAGAGGCAAAAGCTAGAGAAGAAAAAAGAATAGCTGATGAGAAAGCGACTGTTGATGCTGCACAAGCTGAAAAAGATGAGGCAGCTAGTGTAAAAAGAAGAGGCAGACGAGATACGGTTTTAACTTCAATTACTGGTGTAAGCGGTAGTCCAAAATTAAGTCGTAAAACCTTATTAGGAGCTTAATTGTTATGGGCGGACCATCAGGAGCTTTTCGAAAAGCTATAGGACACGGAGTAAAGGCTGGAATAATTAAAAAAGTCGAAGAGAAACCAAAATCCGAAGAGCAACCAAAAGTGGCAGCTCAAATGAATAATAATGTTGCTGGACCAGCTGGGCCAACAGACGTTGAGATGGATCAAGAAAATATAAGGAAAGCTAAAAAAAAAGGTAGAAAGTATAGCATATTAACTTCTGCTCTTGGATTAGAAAGTAAACCGACTTTATCAAAAAAAACTTTATTAGGATAATAAATGCAATCACAACAACTTAGAAATTTATCAAGTGAGTTAAAGAATAATTTATCTCGTTTGATGGAAAAAAGATCAAACTGGGAAAATCACTGGCAAGAAGTCTCTGACTACATGCTCCCAAGAAAAGCTGAAGTAACGAAAGAAAGAGCAAGAGGTGACAAAAGAAATACATTGATTTTTGACGCGACTGCCTTGCACGCTTTAGAATTATTAGCTGCATCTTTACATGGTATGTTAACATCA